TTTCCTTGCTTCTCGGCACTAGCCCGGCGCGCTGATACTGCGTCACCGGGGCTGAAGAATCCTTTTGGTTCTGCTCTGGAAACAGATTCAGTGCTTGTTGACAATTCGCGGTGACAGACCTATTTAGATAGGCTCCACCGAGGAGGGGGACATAGGTCACACCAGCCGCCAGACACCAGCCTCTGCTGGCAAGCTAAGCATTATAGTCCCCGAAGATATTGTACATTCCCCGGGGGACCAGTTCCCCTGGCATTGCCAATTGTGGGATTTGGAAGTTGGCATCCCGCAGGGTCTGGAGCGAGTCTTTAGCCATCACAGGGAGAGGATCTCCCGGGAAGGTCGGAATCCTATACTTCCCCCGCAGGCGCATCGCGAGATTATATATCATCGTGTTGTAGTATTCGTAGGGGAGGACGAAGTTCTGAGTTGGCTCGGTCGCCAGGTTATTCGGCAGAGGCGCCAACCACGATAGCCACAATTCGTATATATTCGAGGTCGGCACCGGCCACGGATACACAGTCCCCAGAGGGTAGGTTTCTTCGTAATACACCGAAAGGGTCTGCGAGACCAGGTGCTTCAGTCGAACCCGATTGTAGTCCTCTCGAGACTTCATGATCGTAATGTCGAGATCGACGGGGATTCCTCCAGAGGCCACCGGCTGCCGAAGGAACCCTGACTGAATCGCCGGAGGACGCTGCGAACCTGTTCCCGTATCGAAGTCCCCACCAGGACCAACCGAATACGTAAACTGCCCGGTGGTCTCAACCCCCTTTGATACCAAAGAGTAAACTAGGAAACGCTGAACCGCCCACTGTTGAACCATCCACTGGAGCCGCACCAGCGCCTCCTGAACATACTCCGCCAAAGGCGTTTGGCCGAGAGATACCGCCCCGGCCTCATAGAGAGCCGTGGTGGCAATGTCCGTCGGAGTAGTTGCAGCGGGATCGGCTTGGCTCATGCTACGCAGTCCCCTTGGGGGTTACTTGGGCCGGGCGTGTCCGGCCTGACGAGCAGTCTCCAGCTCCTTCTCGGCCTTTAGGGCCTCCAGCTCCCGACGCAGGGCATCGGCCTCTGCCCGGGCGGAGTCGGCTTCGGCCTGGACCTGCTCTTGCGCCAGTCGCTGACGCTCCATCTGGATATCGAGGCCCATCTCGGGAGCTTCGCCGCCACCAGCTGCAATCGCCAGTGCCGGATGGGTATGCCAGCCTGCGGCTAGCGCCGAGTCGTATTCCTCCTGGCTTTTGACAATCCGGTTAATGATCTCTTTCTTCTCGTTCCGATAGGCCGGGCCGAACGGAGTCACGACCTCTTCGGCTGGATTCACCACCCGCATCTCACCCTTCGGGTGATAAATCATCCGGGGAAAATGTTGCTTCTGATAGGCAGAAGCCCCGTTCTCGTCTCTGGCGTCGATGTTCGCCGAGTTCGCCATGAAGAGACCTTTCTCCTCCATGGCATCGTAAATCGTATAACGCTTGCCGTGACGGGCCATGCTACGTAGTCCTTTTATTGGTGTTTTAGGGAGTCGGAGTCGCCGGGTCTTCCTGGTTCTTCTGCTCTTCTGATGCCGACGGCATCGGAATTGGCTGGCGGAAGAATCCTGCCCCCGGGGGGAGTTCTAGTTTCAGCACCCCGGCCATAAGAGCCACATTGAGCTTCCGCACCAGATCATAGTCAACGTCCGGTGCCACCGGCGGCTTGAAGTCGGGACCCTTGTCCCAACCTTCACCAAAGGACTCAAGCTCGTCTTGCGAATTCGCCACCTTCGGCTCCTCGCCGTCCTTGTAGACCATTCGCGGCCAAGGTTCGACTTTAGAATTCGCGGGACCATCTTCGAGATGGACATTGAGTCCCAGGGCGGATAGCTGTCCGATGCCGGTAGTGATTGCCACCAGGGCATTGAGGCCAGCGTTCCGCTGGTTGGAGTGCTCGGGGAAGGAATCTTCCAGCTTGTGCTGGAGATCGAGAATTTCCATATTTTGTTTCTCCTAGAGACCAAGTTCGTCGAGAGATAGTTCTGTTTTAGACTCCAACGAAGCTCCGATATTAACTTTCGCAGCAATCGTTTCGATTTCTTCATCCGTCAACTGATTTGCTATCTCTCCCCAGACGGAACGGGAGTATTCTCTATAGGCTTTAGCTGCTTCGACCAGACTGGAGTAACGCCCAATGAAAACGTATTGTCCTTCTTTCCGCAAACCAGCTTGCCACTTCTGTCGGCGCCAATTCCATATAACTCCTTTAAATCCTGAGGAGTTATTTGTATTTGGTCCTGCTTTTGCCCTGGCCTCTCCTCTTGAAACAGGCTCTTCTTTTACTGGTTCTCCATAAAGAGCAATCATTTCGTTGCGGCGACGTTTGTGCTCTTTACGCATATTGCAGTTAAAACAAAGAAGTTGGAACCTTTCTTTTGGCCAACCTTCTCTTTTTAATTTGCCATATAACCAGTTGCCTCCTCTGGAGCTTGTCCCGGCTTCTTCGTATTCGGGCTCCGGATCATCATTTATATGATCCAAGGTTAATACAATTGGATCGGCTTCTTCGCAGTGAAGACATTTGCCTCCGTAAGCCGCAACCATTTCTAGTCTGAGTTTATCTCTGGCTTCGGCTTCTTGGTAACGAATCTTAGCTTTATTTCTCTCATTGTAAATCCGCATTGTTTGTTTGCGGAGATCGGTGATGCTCACAATTTGCTATCCTACATGCGGTTGATGGTTTGTTTTTATACCCCATCAACCGCATGGATAGCAATGAATTATTGCGTTAACAATAATTCATATCTGATCGGCGACTACTACAGCCCATTCAGGTCTGATCCACAAATATCCGTAGAGAACGTCCAATCGTGTAATGAGCTGGTCAGTCCCGATAAAATAATCCGTGATCATTCTCATCGACACGCCGTCGAACTCTTCCCTCGCCGCCTCATGAACGCCCTTCGGAATCTCCAGATCGGCGGTTGCCAGGGTGACAGCCTCTGGGGCATACGCCACATTCTTTCGATACGTAATGGACGGAAGGACCCCCGAGGCCTGATTCACCGCCGCGCCATTCGCCGGCGACACAGTCGCCGTCTGATATTGCTGCGGCTGGCCATTGACCGCCGGCACAATCGCCGGGTAGATCGGAATCGTCGTCGCACCCGTGGGGACGTTCGCCGTTACCGCGAACTGGCGAAGCTGCCCGGTGGACTGCTTCGTGATCCGGTTAACCTGAAAGACGCCTGCGATGGTGATGATGTCACCGATATTGAGCGGGTTCGCCAGGGCACCGACCGTAAGGTTGAGACCCGTCTGACCCGCCCCGTTGACCGTCGCAGACCCCTGGGCCAAGGCCCCCGTGGTATGCGCAATAACGGTCTGATCCTTCATCCAGATCAGTCCCAACGCGTCATACATCTTACCGGTGATATACTGCCGGGAGATTTCCGTCTGCGGATTGAAGAGTCCGGAGAGACTGGAAACCACTCGGGCCTCAGTCACCGGCGAGTTGACGACCTTGCGGTTCGCCACCGGCGCCGAGTTCATATCCAGCTGGGCACCGGCCTGGAGATAGGTCGAAGACGAGGGGGTGAGGATGTTATTGCCAGAGTCCTGATTTGCAACAAAGTTACAAACGCCGCCTTCGGAGGCGCCCATAATATCGACGGCGACTGCACCGGCGAGGTTGTTGACCATGGGGGCCAGAATACGCCTCGAGTAGTCGTCCAAAGACAGGGTCCGGTCGGCGGTCGAAAACGACACGTCGATATGCTTCTGGGTTGCCAGCACCAGGGTGGTAGACTGTTCCGAAGTGTCTTGGACCGAGAGAGCCGGCCCGGTTACGACAGTAAAGTCGTTCGGGAGTCGAATCCGCAGCGAGGAGCCAATCTTGGCCCCCGAGACAGCAAACGAGTCATCGTATTGCATGTCCACGTTTTGAATAAAGGCGTTGGTGTTCTTCCAGAGGCGGACAGCCTCTCGCGTGATCATATTGATAGTCAGAAGGCTATTTGCCATGATACCCTATTAGCTCCATAAAAGACACCGACCATTCGGTGTCTGGAAGGAACTGGGCTCGTTCCGCAAATCAGCCCGATCAGGGAGTTTTGAAAGGTCTCCAAGACACCTCAGTCAGGGGGACATTTTATGTCCGTCCCCCAGATCCGGACAGAAACGGGCGAAGCCCGTTTCTAAGCCCGACGCTGCCGGATTTGCTCCTCTCTCCGGGCGAACCATTCCCGCGAGGACAGCCGATCGGCCTTCGACGGATCAGTTGGGTCAATCATGTCCATGCCCCGACCTGCGCCCCCCAGGGGGACTACAGGTTTCGGCGCACCGGAGACACCAGCGGGAGCACCAGCGGTAGTTCCCGCTGGTGTCTGGCGACCCGTGGTCTTCTGAGCTATCGCACTAAGCGCAAACGCCTGGTCCACCGGGCTCATATCCAACAGCCGCTGAGCTTCATTGAGATCTCCGCCCAATTGATGGATAATCGCCTCCGGAGCCCCTGTCTTAATAGCCCCCTTCACCAGAGAGATATAGGCGGCCATGGCCGCTGGGTCCTTCTGGTCTACGACCCTTAGCAGGGACTGAACTTGGGACTCGAAATCCGGGAAGCTCTTCTTCCCTTCTTCCATCACCCGTTCGCACTGGTCATTGAAGATCCTCTGCTCCGCCAACTGAGCCGCACGGGCCTGTGCCCGGGTCTCAACTTCAGCCTCAGTCAGTCCACCAGCTGAACTCTGCCGCAAAGCGGCCTCACGGGCCTCCGTTTCCCTCAGTTGCGCCGTGAGCTTAGCAATGCGGCGCTCTTTCCAGTCGGGCTTCCCCCCTATGGAATTAGCCGGGGAAGGTTCCGCACCACCTTCCCCGGCCTTATCGCCAGCCTCACCGGAAGGAGCCGGGTTCCCCTCGGCGGGCGGCACACCAGCCGCGGCATCACTCGCGGCTGGGTCGGTTACACCAGCAGGAGCACCAGGCGGCGTCTCCACTAGTGTCTGGAGGTTGGTGTCTGTAGGATCAGTCATCTGTTAAGATCTCCCGGCTAAGAATTCGTGGCCGCCCG